CCCCAAAATTGAGGCGTCCGTGTGCTTTGATGAGAACCGCCAGACCATGGGCGCCAAAGCCCTTGTCGGCATTACTTACGCCGCTGGTGACTCCGTCATTGTGGCGCGCGACGGTGATCTGTACGGTAACCGCTGGCGCGATGCCCGGCCCCCTGTGGCCGCTGGTGACGTGTCGCCGTGGATGGACCACTGCAAAAAGCTGGTGCCCGATTCGCGAGAGCTAAACCATATCTTGAACGTGATGGCCTTTAAGGTCCAGCACCCCAACATCAAAATCAATCACGCCGTGTTGCATGGCGGCGACCAGGGGTCCGGCAAAGACACCATGTGGGCGCCGTTCATCTGGGCCGTGTGTGGCCCTCACCTTAAAAACCGTGGCCTGCTGGACAATGACACAATGAGCAGCCAATTTGGCTATGCCCTGGAGTCGGAAATCTTGATCTTGAATGAGTTGAAAGAACCCGACGCCAAAGAACGCCGCGCGCTGGCGAATAAGCTCAAGCCCATCATCGCCGCGCCCCCTGAAATGTTGACCGTGAACCGTAAGGGCCTGCACCCCTACCAAATGGCCAACCGCGTGTTCGTGCTGGCATTCTCAAATGACCCCGTGCCGATTAGTTTAGATTCACAAGACCGCCGCTGGATGTGCATTTGGTCCCATGCCCCCCGCATGGCCGCCGACGCCGCCGCCAAGATGTGGGACTGGTACAAAAACGGCGGGTTCGCCGCCGTGGGCGCATGGCTGCAGGCCCGTGACGTGAGCGCGTTTAATCCTGGCGCTGCGCCCATGATGACAGAATTTAAGCTAAACCTTGTCGAGCATGGTATGAGCATGGCGGAGAGTTACCTTGTCGAGCTTATGCGCGGGCGCCTGGGTGAGTTTTCTAAAGGCGTGGTGGCGTCCCCCTTCCATGCCCTGTGCGACCGCGTGGCGGGCGCCGCTCCCGCTGGCGTGAAGGTCCCCCAACCCGCGTTACTGCATGCTCTGAAAGAAGCTGGCTGGGTCGACCTTGGCCGCGTGGCGTCCGGTGATTTTCAGAGTAAAAAGCACCTATTCTGCGCCCCTGACATGGCCAACATGAGCAAGTCAGACCTGCGCCGCATGGTCGAGGATCTACCAGCGCCCCAGGCCGTGCGCCTGGTGAAGTGAGCATGCCGCCGCCTACGGCGTCAAGATAAAAAAAGGCCCCTGTGAAGGGGCCTGTGAGGTGTGGCAACCGCTAAAGGTCCAAAAGAACCGCCAGCAGCGCCCCCAGTATAAGGGCAATTAGTAGAACCATGCTAGTAGGCCTTTTGCATAGCTTCAAGCGCGCCCCGGTGTATAAGGCGCCTGGCTTCGGGGCCTTCGGCCATGGCCATTTTGTACTCATGTTCTGACACTTTCCCGCGCTCGTGCTGATAACCTAGGTCAATATAATAGTGATCGGCATAAGTAAGCGGCGCCCATGGCGCAATTATTTCCCTCATTAGAGGGTGTAGGTTATCCTTCGTTTTCATAAAGATCCTCTCCAGTGTAGTAGGTGGTCGGCGCTTCGTTTAGATTCTCATAAAACCCCGTGAGGGTGTTTTCGCCGCCGTAGGGCGCGCCCTTGCCCTGGTGGCCCCGGCCACTGTTTAGCGCGTAGTAGCGCGCTACATAATCGGCCGTAGAATAAAAGTAGGTCGGAAAGTATCGGCGCTCGGGGCCTTTACTTTTTACAATCTTATGCTTGCCAGTGCATTTAGCATGCTCCGCGAAAATGTCGCGCGCGTCGTTTACTTTGTAGGCCGTCCGGCCAATTTTTAGGGTTTTCATGTTTAACAGTCCCAATCTTCTAAGTTAAATTTAATGTTGCAATGGTCGGCATGCGCTTTGTTGACGTGTTCGCGCATTAGGGCGCAAATTGAATCGATCAATTCCCGGTCAACTAGGTCATTGATTGTCAGAATCGCGAACGGCGCCGCGTCTATACCCTCTGGCGTGAATGCATTGCCACGGTGGAAGGTAATGAGGGTTTTGTCATAGTGTGTCATTTTGGTCCTTTTCAAATTGAGAATCATGCTCACCCATGGCCCGGGCCATAAAGGTTAGAATTCGCGCGTTTTCGGCGCCGTATATTTCCGACCGCTCCCAAAAACCGGCGCCGTGGCCGTTACGCGTGAGCCACAGATCATGGCCAACTTGCACCGGGTTAAATTGCGCCAGATCAATACCGTTATGGCCAGAGCATGCTAATTCCAGCCGGTGGCATGCGGCCCAGGCTTCGCGTTTTGTTTCCGCGCTTAGTTCCGCGTCGCAATCTGGCTGGCCTTCATCGCCAGTATCAGTGAAATAAATTGCTTCAATATAAGCGGCCATCATTTTGTCGATTTTCATTTTGTCCCCTTTAAATAGTGCAGCAGCCGCAGCATGGCGCGTCTTCGCAGCGCCCGTTACGGTTACGATGGAAAACGGTGGCGCCATGCTCACCGTAGAAAATAACGCGGGTGTCGCCTGGCTCTTCCAGCCATGCGCGCCGCGTTACAGTATCGAATTTAATGTCATCGCCGGGGTTTATCCTGGCGCCGCTTTGGGCGCAACGGCCGGGGTATTTTGCGCGCATGCTTTTTATCATGATGCAAGCCTTAAGTTAATGACACGGTGGCGCGAGCCATGCGCCGGGAATCCTACAATGGCCGCGCGCTGGCGCTGGCACAATTGGCACGTCGCGCATGAAACGTCATCGCGCTGGGTGGCCGGGCATACAATGACGGGCCGGCCGGCTGGCGTTTTTAGGTTTTCGTTTTGTGTTGACGGTAGAACAACAACAACCGGCCCGGCATTTTGATCGGCCAAATAATCGGCGTCATTTAGATCATTTGCGCTTAGGTTTACAGTAAAACCCCAGGCATTCGCGTGGCGGATCCAATTAATTGAATCGGCGTCGCGATGATGCGAATAAGTAAACCCACGTTTGCCAATATTGGCCGCGACAAGTTGGCCTAATTTGACGGGGTCAATTGTGCCGTTTTGCTGGGGTAGGTCCCCAGCCTGGTTATGACGCCAGATCTGGTTATCGGGTAAGCGCGCGATTGTTTCGCAGAATTCACCCCATGATGTACCGCGCTGCTTCATTGATACCGCAGCCCAATGAAGCGCCAGCGGGCCACTGGCTGCATAACATTCGGCCTTCATTTGGCAATCACTGGGGCATGAGTCGCGCTCTGTAGTTGATACGGGGATTGGCCCCGTTTTGACGTTCGCGCTTTTAAGGGTCAAATGTACTTGCATGATCGGCCCCTTATTTGGTTAAAACGTCAAAATAAGCCAGGGCGCCGATTGTGAGCGCCGCCGCGACAATCACGGCCGCCAGTAGATCTAAAAATAATGCTTTTTTCATGTTGTTTTACCTTAGTTTAGTTGAGTGTTTACTGGGTTTTTCGGACCCAGTGACGTTATTGTAAAAGAATTCTTTGCATTGTCAACACCTAATTGCAATAGTTGACTAAACTATAGGGCTTTGGGTTTTTTAGGTCATCATTTGGCCATGCTGGCGCGCCGATTGACCTAAGCGCTGGCCAGCATGCATGCTCACAATTCGAGGGTTTTAGGTCATTTGGGTCATTGATTCTGATTAAGAAAATAAAAGATTTTGATATAAGGGTATACCCTTAGTAAACTATTGGGCGACGCCCACGCCGCATCCCGCGCCAATTTTTCTGGCATGACAAAATGACCCAAATGACCCAAAGCTTTAAAGCTTCGCGCGCGCTGGCGCCAGCCTTTTAGGTCATTTGGGCTATGCAAAAACAATGACCCAAATGACCCAATAGCATGCATGGCCATGCAATTTAAAACCATGACCCAAATGACCCAAATGACCCAATGGCCGCCGGCCGGTCCGGCATGGCCATGCTGGCGCCAGCCTGCAGCATGCGGGAACGGTGGCTGGTGGCCGCCGGCCGCCGCCGGCATGGCTGCTGGCAATACCCACAATGCTAGAAGGGGTACCCGTAGGGCCGGCGGCAAAGGGCCAGCAAAAACGTACGGGTTGCGAACAATTTTTTTTTACAGAAATTTGCAAACAGCTTTAAATTTTTTGATTTTTATTTTTTGTTGTAAACTCGCACCACGTGCAAACTGCATGGAGAACACATGTTCCATTCGATTCCATTTACACCGCGCAAGGTCGAAGCGACAGAGTCGCGCTTGAAGGCGGTATATGACGCGGCCAAGCTGGGCCTCAAGGGCGACGCGCTCGCATTGGCCGCAGGCATGCTGCCTATTGAATACAGACAACTCACGCAACTTGACCCCGTGGTGGAACTCGCCGCGCAAAAAGGCAAAGCTGATGGTGAGATCGAACTGTCCCAAGTACTCCACGCGGCAGCGAAACAAGGCGACGCTAAGGCGGCGTTAGAAATCCTCAAACATCAACACGGCTGGGTGGCCAAGCAGGCCATATCTGTCGAAGTGGATCAGCGCATATCAATTACTGGCGCGCTGGCCGAGGCAACCAAACGCGCGCTGACAGTCGAAGACGCAACAATAATCGAGCCAACAATCCATGCAATCGACCATATACAGCGCTGAAGACGAACAGGAACTCATGGCGCGTCTGTGGGCGCCAGCGATCAAGGACAACCCTTTGGCGTTTGTAATGTTCGCCTTTCCTTGGGGTCAGCCTGGCACACCGTTGGAGCATTTCAAAGGCCCACGCAAATGGCAGCGTGAAGTCCTCACACATATTGCTGATCACATCAAAGACAACCAAGGCAAGCTAGACTTCAACACCCTACGCCACGCTGTCTCATCTGGCCGTGGTATTGGTAAGTCAGCCTTGGTCAGTTGGATCACGATCTGGATGTTGTCTACCCGCATCGGCTCGACGACCATCATCTCGGCCAACAGTGAGTCTCAGTTACGCTCTGTCACATGGGCCGAGATTACCAAGTGGCTGGCAATGGCGCTTAACAGCCACTGGTTCGAGGTGTCGGCCACCAGACTAATGCCCGCCAAGTGGCTCACCGAACTGGTCGAGCGTGATCTTAAGAAAGGCACACGGTACTGGGGCGTAGAAGGCAGGCTCTGGTCAGCGGAGAATCCTGACGCCTACGCGGGTGTCCACAACTTCGACGGTGTGCTAGTCGTGTTCGACGAGGCAAGCGGTATTGACGACAGCATCTGGGCGGTGACTTCTGGTTTCTTTACAGAGAACACGCCTAACCGTTTCTGGATGGCGTTCAGTAACCCGCGGCGCAACACTGGGTACTTCTACGAAGCGTTTAACAGCAAGCGGGAGTTCTGGACTACAAAAGTAGTGGACGCACGCACGGTCGAAGGCACAGACAAGCAGGTCTATCAGCAGATCATTGACGAATACGGCGCTGATTCTAGTCAAGCGCACGTTGAGGTGTACGGTCAGTTCCCGTCCGAAGGTGACGATCAGTTCATATCGGCAAGTTTGGTAGACGAGGCGATGAAGCGGCCTAAGTACCAAGACCAAAGCGCCCCTATTGTGATTGGCGTAGACCCTGCTCGCTTTGGCGCGGATGCAACAGTCATCGCCGTCAGGCAGGGGCGGGACATTATTGCCATTCAGCGACACAGAGGCGACGACACCATGACCGTGGTTGGCCACGTCATTGAGGCGATTGAGGAATACAAGCCCGCGTTGGTTGTGATTGACGAGGGCGGCCTTGGGGCGGGCATTGTTGACCGTTTGAAAGAGCAAAGGTACAAAATCAAAGGTGTCAACTTTGGCAATAAATCGGCAAATCCGGTCATGTATGGCAATAAAAGGGCCGAAATGTGGGGCAAAATGAAGGATTGGCTGAAAACTGCTTCAATCCCGCTTGACAGGTTTCTTAAAACTGATTTAATTTCGCCTATGATGAAGCCCGACTCCAAAGGGACTATCTTTTTGGAGTCGAAAAAGGACATGAAGGCACGCGGATTGGCCTCGCCTGACGCGGCTGACGCTATTTGCGTCACGTTTGCCTTCCCAGTAGCCCACCGTGAGGCGCGTGAATCCACGCAGCGCCGCACGTACAATGGCAGAGGCGTGGTTGCAACTTCTTGGATGGGATCGTAATGGCTAAAAAGAGTGTGTCCTTAAGTGTTGGTCGCGGTGAGAAGTTGCCGGTTAGCAAAGGTGCTGGCTTGACCGAGAAGGGCCGCGCTAAGTACAATGCCGCAACGGGTTCTAACTTGAAGGCGCCAGCGCCTAACCCCAAGACTAAAGCAGATCAGGGGCGCAAGGATTCATTTTGTGCAAGAATGGGCGCAGTAGCGGCCAACGCCAAGGATGGCGAACGCGCTAAAGCAGCTCTTAAACGATGGAAGTGTTGATATGGCTACCAAACCTGGACTCTACGCAAACATTCATGCCAAACGCGAACGCATCAAAGCTGGCTCTGGCGAAAAAATGAACAAGCCTGGCAGCAAGGCAGCGCCTTCGGCTAAAGACTTTAAAGAGTCGGCAAAAACTGCGAAAAAGAAATAATCATGGCAAATACCAAGCCAATTGGCGTTGCATACGAAGACCAAAACATTATCAACGCTGATATTGTCAAGGCTACCGACATCGTTACTACTGGCACGATTGGTTATGCGGCCAGTGCTTTTGGCACCGTGACTCAAACCAACAATAAAAACACAGCGGTAACACTTAACACGCCTTCTGGCCAGATTACTACTGCGGCATCACAACTGGCTCCTAACGCCAGCGGAGTGTTTGTGGTTAATTGCAGCACAGTCAGCAACAGAGATGTGGTGGTGGTTAGCGTGGCTTCTGGCGGCACTTTGGGTGCATACAATGCTTTTATTTCAGCCATCGCTAACGGCTCGTTCACGATAGAAATCAAAAACGTGACCAATAACGCTTATTCTGAAGCGATTAATTTGAATTACGCTATTCTTCACACGGAGAGTTAATATGCCATTGGTTAAATCAAAATCACCCGAAGCCTTCCGCAAGAACGTCAAAGCTGAAGTTAAAGCTGGCAAGCCCGTCAAGCAGGCCGTGGCCATCGCGTATTCAGTCAA